CGCAGTTGACTGTTACTGTGAATGGACACAACTACACGTCAAATACAGTCCATGTTAAGGTAATGGCAAATAATTGACGTGTGCAGCTTCAGAACTTATAGACGACCTCGCCGGCCGAGAGGCGAAGTTCGCGCCCAGCCTTGCCGTGGAAGTGAATTGTGGCAGCAAGGCATCCGAGAGCAACACCAGCCATTAGACCGCCAGCCACATACATTCCCGTTTGGCCTCCGTCGCTCTTGACCCGATTGGCTGCACCAACCAACAGGCCACCAGTCACGGAACACATAATAGAACCAGCAAGGTAGGATGTACTTTTCTGCAAGGCTTCGCCCGAGAGGTAGAGATGGCGTTTCTGGTATTCAGCCAGAGACGCAACTTCTTTCTGTTCCTGTTCTGCAGTAAATCCCTTGCGCACGGAGTACAAGGGTTTCTTCACTTGCACAGAATCCGTCTGTGCCTTGCCGCTGATGGAGCAGCACCATAGAGCCAAAATAATAAAAATGTATCTCATGTCATATAGATTTTGATGCAAAGTTACAATAATTTTTTCTTTATTATACTTTGGGGCGTAAAAATAAAATCCCGAAACCTGCAAGAGATTTCGGGATTTTTGTGAAATAAACAATAATTACTCTATTTTGCTCTCAGCTTTTATCAAAGAATCAGGGGCCTCTATAGGAGCGCACACCTCCTCTTGTATCAATGGCTTCTCATCATTACCATATGACACTTTCATTTTTCCCAATGTGAAGTGGCCGACAACATTGGCGAAAAGCCATATAAGCAAGGATAACGCTATAGCACCACCTATGCTCTGCAGACATCCGTGGAGAAACCTTGACCACCAAGATTCCTTTTGGGGAAGTTGTGGGACAACATTTTTATATAATTTTCAAATATGAAGACAAATTTGCAAACAAATAAGTAAAAGGAGAGGAAAGAAATGTCCCCGTGTTATGATGTAATATATAACCCTACTCTGTTTGTTTTTAATCTCCGACCTTAATACTTTTCCGCGATACGGACCAATGACCTTTGACGCTATCGTATGATATCTTATCGCGATATACAGGGAGAAGCATTAGGGCAGAGTCAACTTTTTTAGCCTCCAGATGAATAGTGTTGTTTTCGTCAATAACCTTGATGCCATAGCGGTTCTCTATGTCCTTTAGGTAAATTTCGTAGACTGAAGCCTTGTATTCAAGGTCAGCAATCTTATTCATGAGTTTGAAATTGTCGTCAAGCAGACTTTGTACAGTTATCTCTTTCCCGTCCTGGTCGTGATATGTTATGACTGTGTCGTGTCTTACGGCCTCTTCATACTTTGTGATGATTTCCTTCTTCTGACCTACATCGTCCCGCAAGTCGTCATTATATAGGCCGGTAATCAAAGCGTAGCCACCGAGGAAGAGAAAAAACAACACGAGTGCTATGAGAGTAAATCTGTCTTCTGCTTTTTCCCTGGCCAATATAGCCTCAAGTTCTGCTGCCTGTTTGTTTGCCTTATCAGATAGAGAGGCGAAGTCTCTATTTTCGTCATTGGCTGCAGCTCTCAGGTCGATTATGATGTCTTTAATGCTTTTTGTCTTCATTCGTGGAATCGTTAGGATTAAACAAGGCCTTTTCTCTCAGTTCTAAATACTTATTCATGTATTCCTCTTTCATCTTTAGCAGTTCCATGGCGTGGTTGTCCTCTATTTCCGTGATCTCACGTTCCTTCCTCACCTCCTCGTAATATGTGCCTAACCAGAAGGAACCTGTAATGGTTCCCACCAGCAGGGCCGTAACTTTCCCATAATGGTTATAGAGTTCGTTGATTGTGTCGGTCAGACTATGAGTTTGTCTCTGCCTTTTTGCCATTTACCGTGAATATTATGTTGCAAAGTTAGCAAATATTTCCAAAACTATCAAATTCTTTCAAGACTATAAAAAGGCGAGGTCCTTAGCCTCGCCCTGGTGTTCGTTTAATCTGTCCTATACATGAATCTGTACCATTAGCGTACGTGCCAATTCATCTGAAATAATATTTATGATTTCAGAATCTGTCCTGGCACTGCGAATCTTCTCAACAGCCTCTTTTTCCTGCTGTGTCATTTCCTGTTCAGGGACTTCCATAACAGGACAGTCCTCTACATAGCGTGAAACAAAAAAGTTACTCATAGCATTGAATTTTAGCTGTTATAATACTTACTGAAGAAATGGTGGTTCTTATTGGCATCGAAATAGTGCTTGCGCTTCATCCAGATGTTTCGTGACAAGTCAGCACTCATCCTTCGGTACCCAGTACCATTTGCCATTGATGAACTTCTGCCGGAATCCAGCTTCCTCCATCTTCTTGTCCCAGTCCGTATGCCCGTCCTGCTTCCCTTTGCCCACGAATAGCGGAGCTGCAAAGCAGACGATGATGGCGATTAACATTCCAAATCCGAAGGCTTCCATACTATATATATTATATAAGTTAGTTCTTTGAGAAATGCCCCGAAGGCGTTGCCCTCCGGGGCAGGCAATCTGAAATGATAGTGTCAAATAACAAATCAGAGTGTAATACTTAATAGTTCATGGGCGAACTTATGCATACCGGTGAGGATGCGGTCTGCCTGTCTTCTGCGGGGAACGGCACGGTGATTGAGGTAGTTGGAGAGCTGCTTCTGATTGATACCTGTTAGTTTTTCCATGCCGGATAGAGACATTATGCTACCGTAGTATTCAAGGAAACTGGGTACGTCGAACTTCCACTCAATCTCAAAATCCCCCTTAATCTGTTCAGGCCAGCGTTCCTCGGGGAGGTTACGCTTTATACCCTCTATAGCCCTGTAAGTATCAGCCTGTACATCTTCAATGGTGTCTCCTTCTGCATAGATACCGTCACAATTGTCTGAATAGGCTCCAAGCATATCCTTGGAAGCTCCAACCATCATTATAATCTTTTCCATAACACTTTGGTATTTTAGGATTGAACTTATTTTGTTTAAGTACGGGGAATCACACCCCGTACTTTCTGATTAGTTTGTCTGCCAATGGCTGGTACATTTCCTTCGCCCCGTGGTAAGGGATGGGTTCTGTCATCACACCATCTTTGGTATAGAAATAATGGCTTCCCTCTGCATGGTCGAATTTGTACCCGGCTCTTACGAATCTTCTGTGTAGTTCTTTGCTTTTCATTTTTCACTCATTTGTTATTTGACACTACAAAGATAGCGATTTTTCTATTATCTACCAAATATTTTATAAGAAAAATAGAAAAATTACCATTATTTTACTAAATGGAGTGAAAACGACGTAAAACTTGCGAGGTGCGAACGAAAATCCGCCCCTGTGGCAGCCGCGG